CTGACCCGAGGCGCGGTCATCAGCGTCTGCTGATACATCCTAAATAGTACGACTGTCGGACTATTGCAAGGGGAAAATGCAGGGGGCGGCGGAAAAATGCGGACCGTGATCCTCGGCGAGCGGAGGCCGTGCCTGAATCGGATCAAAACGGAAACGCTTGACGAACATCCGAGAACATGCAACATCGGTATCATCGGGTGCGCGAGTTGTGAAACACAGGCCGGCGCTACACTTCCCGCACATCGTAGATCAGGAGCCGCCTCGCGCGGATCAACCGCATGGCAAACCCAAACCCATCGCCGGAGACGAGGTTCAAGAAGGGCAACCCGGGCGGCGGGAAAACGGCTGAGCAAAAGCGTCTGGAATACGAGGCCGCCGAAATGTCGGCCCGTATTCGCCACAAGATTCTTTCCGTTATCACTGAAAAGATCGACGACGAGGAGAGCGCGCTCCAATTCCTGACGGGTGAACACCTGCGCCTGTTCCGGGACAGCGAGGATCGCGCCCACGGAACGCCGAAGCAATCGGTCGAGCAAAGCGGACCGGGCGGCGGACCAATCCCGGTCAGCCTGATCGAGCGGCGCATTGTCCGTCCTGGCGATTGACACGGCGGCGGTTTTCGAGCCGCTGCTGCAACCGGCCCGCTACAAGGGGGCTTACGGCGGTCGCGGATCGGGGAAAAGTTGGTTCTGGGCCGACCAGGCGCTAGAGGCTCTGCTGCTCGGCAAGAACATCGTCTGCATCCGCGAAATCCAGAACAGCATCGCCGATAGCGTTAAGCGGCTGCTGGAAGCGCGGATTGCCACGCATGGCATCGGCCATCTGTTCGCGGTGACGGAGCGCGAAATCCGCTGCACCCAATCCGGGGCGGTGGCGATCTTCCGGGGGATGCAGAATCACACGGCCGACAGCATCAAGTCGCTGGAAGGTTTCGACGTGGCCTGGTGGGAGGAAGCGCAGACCGCTTCGCAGCGCTCGCTTGATCTGCTCATCCCGACGATCCGCTCGCCCGGGAGCGAGTTGTGGTTCTCCTGGAACCCGACCGACGAAAACGCCCCGGTCGAGTTTCTGCGCCGCAGCCCGCCAGAAGGCGCAATCGTGGTCGAGGCAAATTGGCAGGACAACCCATGGTTTCCAGAGGAGCTGCGGGCCGACATGGAGCGCGACAAGGCGCGTGACCCGGACAAATACGCACACATCTGGGCGGGAGAGTATCGCGGCCATTCAGAGGCCAGGGTGTTTCGCAACTGGCGCCAGGGCGAAATCGAGCCGCCCGAAAATGCGGTCTGGTTTTATGGCGCCGACTGGGGATTTGCCAACGATCCAACAGCGGCGGTGCGATGCTGTATTGTCGGGCAGGTGCTCTATATAGACGCTGAGGTTTGCGAGGTCGGTTGCGCGACCGAGGCGCTGCCGATGTTGCTGTCTGAGTTGCCTGACGCGGCGAAATGGCCGATGCGCGCCGACAGCTCCCGGCCGGAGACGATCGACTATGTGCGCCGCCACGGCTTCCCGAGGCTCAGGGCGGCGGTCAAGGGCAAGGGCTCGGTCGAGGACGGGATTACGTTTCTGCAGGGCTTCGACATCGTGGTCAGCCCGCGCTGCCCGAATACGATCCGTGAATTGCGCTCCTACGCTTACAAGACCGATCGGCAAACGGCCGAGGTCCTGCCAGTGGTCGAGGACGCAAACAACCACTGCATGGACGCTTTGCGTTACGCGGTCGAGGGGCTGCATCGCAAGGGCGTCATCATCTGGGAAGACGCACCGCCACCCGCGCGTGAGCGTGACGGGTACGGATTTGCGGACGAGGAAGCGGACGGATGGAAAACAGCCTGACCGACGCTGACAACCTCGCGCTCTATATCCGCATGTTCGAGCGCGCGGCGGAGCTGTGCAGCGAGGAAAACGACCTGGCGGCGCGCTGCCGGGATTACTACGACGGCAAGCAACTGACCGAGGCGGAAACGGCCGAACTGGCTCGGCGAAAACAGCCCCCGGTTGTCTTCAACCGCATCCGCCGCAAGGTGGACTGGCTGCGCGGACTGGAAATGCAGAGCCGCACCGATCCGAGGGCCTATCCTCGGACGCCCCAGCACCAGCAGGGCGCCGACGCCATCACCGACGCGCTGCGCTATGTCGCCGACAATGTGGACCTCGACCGTAAGGCGTCTTCGGCTTGGGCTGACATGTTGATAAACGGCTTCGGCGCGATCGAGGTCACGCACTCCGGCGGCCCCAGCCCGGACGTGGTGATCAACACCTATCCCTACAACCGGGTGTTCCACGACCCCTATTCATCGACCATCGACTTTTCAGACGCGCGCTACCTCGGCGCCGTGATCTGGGGTGATGTTGACGACTTAAAGATCCAATATCCGGGCGAGGATGCGGCGGCGAGGATAGATGCCTCGGTCGGCAAGGTGAGCGGCGTCACGCAGAATTTCGATGACGTTCCGGCCTGGCGGGTGTGGGGCGACCGGGACCGGCAGCGAGTGCGCGTCGTGCTGCTGTGGCATCGCGATGGGGGCACTTGGAAGTGGTGCAAGTTTGTCTATGGTGGGGTGCTGGAGAGCGGGGAAAGCCCCTATACTGACGAGGACGGGCAGAGCGTTTGCCCGCTAATGCTGCAGGCGGCCTACATCGATCGGGACGGTGTGCACTATGGCGTGATCCGCGACATGCTGGATACGCAGGACGAGATCAACAAGCGCCGGTCGAAGTTGCTGCACCAGCTTAACACGCGGCAGACGATGGCACTGAAAGGTGCTGTCGGATCGGTCGCCGCTCTCAAGGCAGAACTGGCGAAGCCTGACGGGCACGTCGAGGTTGACGGGGAGCTGGCCTTAGGCGCCCGCGAACTGGGCATGAAGCCCTTCGATCTGCTTTCCAATGCGGACCAGACGGCCGGTCAATTCAACCTGCTGCAAGAAGCCAAGGCAGAGCTTGACCTGATGGGCGCCAATTCTGGGCTCGCCGGGAAAGACGGCACGGGCCAGTCGGGGCGGGCGATCATGGCGCGCCAGCAAGGCGGCCTGATCGAGATTGCGCCGCTGACTGACTCCTTCAGCGACTTCAAACGGCGGATTTATCGCCGGATTTGGGGCGTGATCCGGCAGTTCTGGCGTGACGAACGATGGGTGCGGGTGACGGATGACGAGCGCAACGTGCGTTTCGTCGGGTTCAACCGGCCGGTGACGCTGGGCGAGCAACTGGGGCAGATGCAGCCTGACATGATGGCCGAGGCGGCAATGCGCATGGGCATCAGGCCCGGCGATCCGCGTCTCGGCGTGCGGGTCGGCACCGAAAATCCGGTTGACGAAATCGACGTTGATATTCTGATCGAGGAAGCGCCGGACACGGTGACTCTGGACGCGGAAACGTTCGAACAGGTCGTGAACATCGCTACGTCGCTTCCGGGCTCGGTGCCGCCTGAAATCCTGATCGAACTGGCTCCTGGCATCAGGCGCGACGTGAAGGACCGCATCTTGAAGCGACTTGAAGAACAATCGGCCCAGCAGGGTCAGCAGGCTCAACAGCAGCAGCAGATCGCGGCGGCGATGACCGACAAGCAGATGCAGAAATTGCAGTCGGAGACGGCGAAAAACATGTCTCTGGCGCAGAAAACCGGGATTGAGGCGCAAAGGCTCGCCCTCGGTTACTGACACCAAGCGCTTGGGTTTCGGACCAGTTGATTCCCAAAGTTACCGGCGAATCCTATGGGCGTGGCAAGCTCCAGCAGCAGATCGCACCTCATGCGATACATTTCGCCGTTATGACCCCACTCAACGGTCATGGCTAGGCAGCGATCATAGTATGACAGCTTTTGCTGAAAAACCGCATCAGGCGGCAGTTTGCCACCGAGCAGACCTCTTGTCTCCTCGGTCATGTCTGTCGTCGTCAAACTAGGTTTATTCATCGGCCCATCTCCTTCGGCGCCAGATGATAGCGCAATCCGCCGCCGGGGTTAACGGGCGAAACGTGCCGCCGACGTAAGGGCGCTCGCAATCCATTCAGCGTAACCGAAGGGAACCTGCCGTGGCAGATGAAGACCTGTTTCCGCCGCTCGCAATCGAAGCGGAGCAATCGCAAGAAGAAGCCAAGACCGAAGAACCGAAGCCGGAAGCCAAGCCCGAGGAACCGCATGTTCCGCTGGCGGCGCTGAAGGAGGCCCGCAACGAAAACCGCAGCCTGAAGCAGCGCCTCAGCCATATCGAGACGCTTCTGGAGGCCCAGGTGAGGCCGCAGGCCCCCGACCCGATCGCCGATCCGGAGGCGCACAGCGCGTTCCTGATGCGGCAAATGGCAGAGGCTCAAGCCAACACCATCGCCGAAATCTCCGAAAGGTTCGCCCGCTCACAGCATGGCGACGAACTGGTGGATGAGGCGCTGGACGCGGCGCAGAAGGCGGGAATCGTCGACCAGTTCAGGGGCAAGAAAGACCCCTGGGGCGATCTGGCGAAGTGGCACAAGGCGGAGAAGGCGAAGGCCGAGATCGGCGACGATCCGGTGGCCTACAAGGCGCGCCTCAAGGCCGAGCTTCTGGCGGAACTGAAGTCTGAAACGGCGGGGCGCAGCGTCCCACCGCCCGCGTCTCTGGCGGGCCAACCCAACCTCAGCTCTGTCGTCCCCGCGTGGGGCGGCCCCGTCTCGCTCGATGACATGCTCGGCGGGACGAAAAAGGGCTTCTGATCCTTGAAAGGGGTCAACCATGGCTAACACCACCGTAACCGCGTCCATTCGGGCGCAACAGTGGCTCGACACCTACCACTCGACCTATATCCGCAATTCGCGGTTCTTCCCCTACATGGGCAAGACCGAAAACGCGGTCATCCAGGTCAAGGAAGACCTGACCAAGAAGCCGGGTGATGCCATCACCATCCCGCTTGTCGGCGCGCTCGACCCGTCGGCCGGCCCTAACACCGGCGCGACCACGCTCGTGGGTAACGAAAAGGCGCTCCCGAACGACGGCTACAAGCTGACCGTCGGCGTGGTCCGCGACGGCATCGTGGTCAGCAACATGGAGGAACAGGCCTCCGCCATCGACATCTACGAGGCGGCGCGCGTCGGTCTGAAGGATCTTCAGATGCGTTACCTCCGCAACGACATCATCACCGCCTTTGGCAAGGTGGACGGCGTGGCCTACAGCACGGCGACGGCGGCGAACAAGAACGCGTGGACGGCGCTCAACGCCGACCGGGTTCTGTTCGGCACGATGAAGTCT